ACGCACGCGGACTCCCACGAGCAGCCCGTCGTCTCGCGGATCTCCTCTGCGCGGCACGTGGTCAGCCGATCGCGGATGCGGCGCGCGAGCTCCGAGTCCGGGCGCAAGCTCTCGAGGAGCTCGATCCACTGGAGGCGCGTAAGGCTCAGGTTCTCGCCCAGCGCGCGGAGGCGCATGGACTGGCTGAGATCGCGCGGGATGCGGCAACCCTCGCGGGTTACGGCCGTCTCGTGCACGCGGGGCGTGGTCATTCTGGAACCCTCCGCCGCTCGTGTTCGGGGGTGAGATGAGGCGAGCGGCACGAGGGAAAGTAGCACCGGCTGATACGGACGTCAAGCACGTATCGCGTTGCAACGCTCGCGAACGTCCACAGACCGCGCCACAATGCGCCGCAGCATGCCAATACACGCAGAGCGCTACACGGCCGAGCAACGGGAAGCCCTAGGCGTCGCGGTGGTCGACCGCAAGATTCCGCCAAAGCGCGTGGTCGAGCTCGCGGCCGCGGGCGAGCTGACGCTAGACGGGGCGCGCCTGGAGCCGTTCGAGACGAACGTGCACACCATCCGCGACCGCGCGCGGATCCTCCGCAAGCGCCGTGCCGGCGAGCAGAAAACGGAGCTGGAGAAGACGAACCCGCGTGACGCTCTGGAGCAGTTGCGCGTACGTCTCGTGCGGCTAGCGGACCGCGAGATCGCGGCGGAGGAACGCAAGCGCGCGGGCACCTCCGATCCGGAACGGATCAGGCAGCTAGCCCGCGCAGGACGCGAGATCGCGGCCATCCCAGACCGCACCGAACCCACACCTCCAGCGCCGGGAGCGAAACGCAACGGGCAACGGGACGGCGCGGAGACAACCGGCGGCATGGCGGGGGCGATCCTGAAAGCCGCGCGGAGCCCGTCCACGGCCCGCGTTGAAACGCGGGAGACGGGCAGGGAGACGCCCGCGCGGGACGTCCAACATAGGCACGGCCAAGACGGAGACGGGCAGGACGGCGCGCAGCCCGACGCTGAGCAGCCAAGCAACGGAGACACGGACGCGCCCGGGGCATGGGCACGTGCGCAGGCCGAGCGCCTGGCAGGCGAGCAGGGCGAGGCGGAGCGGAGCGCAGGGGTAGCGCAGGGGTAGCGGGGCGTATGGCGTGCACGGCTCTAGCGTGCGGCCTCGAGCGCCTGCCGCGACGTTCCGAGGTGGGAACGTCGCACCGCGTTTCAACGCGGCGGAGCGCCAATCTGGACCCCCGGGCACCCCCTCGGCGGAGTCCCGCCGCCGGCCGAGAATGAGACTCCGGCCCACGTGTTCAATACCAACGGAGGGCGTTTACATCCGGCTGGTGTTTACACTTCGCGAGGACTGGACGACGGGACAGAGGAGGCGGTTGTGAGCAAGGCTCATGCGGTGCGGTTGGGTGAGGATCTGAGCGCGTGGGTGGAGTCCTACGCGGCGGAGCGCGGGGTGAAGGCGAGCGATCTGCTGCGGACGGCGGTCGAGACGTTCCGCGAGGACTGTGCGGCGGGGGTGCCGGAGATCCGGGCGAGGGCGCGCGAGCAGGCGGCGCTGTCGGGTCATTCGGATCGCGGGGTGGGGGACTGTCCGAAGCGCGGCGAGGGGCTCGGGCATGTGTGGGGCGGTGGGGATACTCGCCCGTGCCGGTTCTGCAGGACGCCGGGGCGCTCGGAGCGGATCGAGGGCATGGCGGTCGGGGAGGCGGGGTTTTTCGAGGCGAGCACGGCGTCGCGGGCGGAGTTGTTCGCTCGGCTGCGGACGCCGAATAGCGTGAAGGGGATCGCGAAGTCGGCGGGGCGGTCGTGATGTCCGGGAGCGCTGCGAGTGTCCGGCCCGCGCGGTCGGTTCCTCCCGTCGGGCCGGCCGCGCAGTCTTCCTCGATCGCGACGGATGGGGTGGCTCGGGCGGAGGCGTTTCGTCGGATGACGGGGAGGCGGTCGTGAGTCGCTGCAGGTCGTGCGGCCAGGAGCTGTCGCAGCCGCGGTACGGCGAGGTCGTGGAGGAGGTCGGTCGCAACACGACGTGTCTGAGCGTGCGTGGCTGGCCCGTGGAGAAGGGCGAGGTGCTGAGGGTGGCGCGGACGGGCGAGATGGTGGTCGTGGAGGCGGTGGCGTCGGAGGGCGCGTCGGATCGGGTGTCGGTCAAGCGCGCGGTCGCGGGGACGATGCCGGTGCCGATGCATGCGGGGGACGAGGTGCTCGTGGTGGGGCGGTCCGACCGGGAGTAGCGGCATCCTTCCGGGCACGGTTCAACGTCCGGAGGTTCATCATGGCGAGCAGCAAGGGGCAGGTCACGCTCCGCGGTCGGTTCAGCAAGGGCAGCATCGTCACGCTGACGCGCGTGGCGGGCGAGCACACGCTGCGGCCGGAGGGCGGGGAGGACATCGAGACCAAGACGGTCGGCGAGAAGGACGGCGTGTCGGAGGTGAAGTTCACGAAGGGCGTGGAGGTCGGCGCCCGGTACTTCATCCACGGGCTCGAGGACGGGGCGCCGATCCAGCTGCGCGCGACCGGAAAGAAGGCCGAGGAGGACACGGGGCTGGCGCAGCCGCCGATCGTGCCGGATCGGCTGCGGCTGGCGGACGGGTCGTTCGCGGATGAGGCGCCGACGAAGGAGTCCGCGCCGCCGGCGTTCGTGGGTCCGGGGCCGGGGCAGCATCAGGTCGGCGACGACGTGCCGCAGCGCTCGAGCACGCTCAGGGGCTCGGCGCATCCGGTCGATCCGGACGAGCAGACGCCGAAGCGCCGGCAGGAGGACGTCAAGGAGGGCACTCCGCAGATGTCGGACACGCGTCCGCGCGAGGTCGACGGGGAGCGGGTCGGCGGTGGCGGGGAGGCGACGGAGCTGATCGTGGGGCCGCAGCGTCAGGAGGACGTGCCGAAGGGCACCCCGCAGCGGTCTTCGACGGCGGCGGGTGAGGCGATGCCGATCCCGGCCGGTGACGCGGTGTCGGCGCAGCAGGCCCGGGAGAGCTCGCTGGCGAAGGAGTCGCGCGGGGAGCCGGGCAAGGCGGCGTCGGATCCGCTGGATCCGAAGGGCGCGAAGGCCGGCCCGCCGACGGGGGCGACGGAGAAGGCGTCCGAGAAGCGTCACGAGGAGATCACGGCGTCCGATCGGGCGCAGGCTGCGCCGGTCCCGGCGCCGGAGAAGGCGGACGGGACGGCGGGGCCGGGTCCGTCGGAGGACGGGCTGGACGCGCAGGGTCAGCCGGTCGATCCGGGCGTGGCCGCGGCGGCGGGCGTGGAGCCCGCCGAGAAGCCGGCGGAGCCGGTCCGCAAGTCGGCGCCGCGCAGGTCGACGGCGAAGAAGGCGAGCACGTCGCGCAAGGCGTCGGGCTCGGCGAAGTCCAACTCGAAGAAGGAGAAGTAGGTCATGGCTGCAGTTGCTTCAGAGGAACTCGTGCTCCCGGTCGGCAATAGCCGGGTGCTCGTGTTCGGCAAGATCACGCTGGATTCGACGTATCCCGCCGGCGGCGAGGTCATCGACGTGACGGGCGACCGCGATTACGAGTACGCGTGGGACTGCGGTTCGACCGGCAGCCTGTACGCGTTCAAGTACGACGCGGCGAACAAGAAGCTGCGGGTGCTCTCGCCGACGACGGCGCAGGCCACCGGCATGACGGAGACGTCCACGACGGATCTCTCCGCGCAGGTCATCAACTACGGCGCGGTCCGGCCCGCGTAGGCAGGTGGCCGAGCACAGGATCAACGGGCAGCGGTGGCCGGACGGGACCACCGTTGCCGTCTATCCGGCGGCGGCGTGGACGAACAAGGCCGCGTCGCCGTCGGGCGCGGCCGTGGACTCCTCGGTCGTCTCGGGCGGGGCGGTGGTCTTCGACGGGCTCGAGGAGCGCACCCGGTTCGTCGCGTACGCGCTGGGGATCGGCGTGACGTTCCTGGTGCCGCGCGGCGAGCCGGGTGCCCGCGCGGACCGGCAGCGCATCGAGGATCTCGAGGCGACGATCGAGCGGCTGCCGCTGAACCTGCTGGTGTCGCTGGTGCCCTTCGCGGACGTGACCGGCGACGGCACGACGGATGACACGGCGGCGATCCAGGCGCGGCTGGACGCGGCGGACGGCCGGGGTGTGTTCGCGCCGCGCCCGGACGTCGCCTACAAGATCGGGTCGCTGACGATCTCAGAGGACGATTCGGGGATCGTCGGGGAGCCGGGCACGGTGTTCGCTTCGAGCGCGACGACGCAGGCGATCAAGCTGGAGGCCGACGACGTGCGTCTCGCGCGGTTCGGGATCGTCGGCACGTACGCGAACACCGAGCAGAAGGGCGTGCTGCTCAACGGCGCGACGGGCGTGGACGTGGAGGAGCTCGTGATCGTGGACTGCGGCGACTCCGGCGTGATGAGCGCGGACGCGACGATCGCGGCGAAGGTCCGGGTGCACGCCTGCCGGATCTCGCACTGCGGGAACTTCGGGATCGTCGCCAACTCGCTCGCGACACCGGGGCAGGCGTCGGACTGGACGGTCACGGAGAACCACTGCTCGGACTTCGATTCGGTGCTCTATCCGGCGCACGGGATCTACATGAAGGGCGTGCACGGCGCGACGATCTCCGACAACACATGCCGGGACCTGTCCGGCGTCAACGCGTCGGGGATCCTCGCCTCGTCGGGCAGCCGGGACATCACGATCACCGGCAACCGCGTCGAGAACGCGCACACCGGCATCAACGCCGACGACGTGGACGGGCTGACGATCGAGGCCAACCCGGTCCGCAACATCGGCGCCGGCGGCGCGGTCGTGCTGGCGAACGACTGTGTGAACGCGACGGTGCGCGGCAACGTCGTCAAGACGGTGGCGGGCGGACACGGGATCTACGTGTGGGGCGACTCCAAGCGGGTCTCGATCACCGGCAACACGGTCGACGGGTGCACCGGCGCCGGCCGGTGCATCGTGGTCTCAGACAACGCCGGGGCGCGGCCGTCGTGGGTGACGGTCGCCGACAACGAGCTCGCCGACGGTGCGGGCGGCGGCGTGTACGTCACCAACGCCGACCACGTTCGGGTGCGCGGCAACGGCGTCAACCTGACCGGGAACACGACGGCCTACTGCGTGGACGTCAACGCGGCCACGGACGTCAAGGTCGACGGCAACGACGTCACGGGCGGGGACCGCTGCATCATGGTCCGCGGCGCGGCGTGCGCCCGAATCCGGATCCGCGGGAACACGATCGGCACCGCGGTGACGTGGGGCATCCGGATCGACCCGGCCGTCACGGGCGCGGAGGTCTCGATCACCGACAACGACGCGCAGGTGGCGCCGTCGGGGATCGCGGCGTCCGCGATCGATCCCGGCTCGCCGGCGACGACGTACTGCCGTGGGAACATCCTGCCGGCCGGGTACTCGCTGAACCTCGCGGCGGCGGCGACGATCACGCTGCCGGCCGTGGTCGACACGGTGAACCTGTTCCTGGGGGCGTCGCCGGTCGGGACGATCGCGGCGTCGTGGCGCGACCGGCTGGTGACGCTGAAGTTCGCCGGGGCGATCACGATCACGGACGGGTCGAACCTGAAGCTCAACGGCGATTTCGTCGGGACCGCCGACGACTGCCTGACGCTGCGCAGCGACGGCACCAACTGGCACGAGGTCGCTCGGAGCGCCAACTAGGTGAGCGTCGCGGCGGTTCAAGAGCGACTGCGTGTCGACACGCCGTTCTGGGCGGGCGGCGTCACGCGGGATCCGGCGACCGGGCTGTGGCTGCGACCCGGCCCGGACGATTTCCAGGGGGTCGCGAAGGTCGTCAACAAGAGCCGGCGGCTGGTGCCGCTGATCGGGCACCCGTGGCAGCTCGAACTTGACGAGCGGCTCGAGGAGCAGCGCGCGGCCGGTAAGCCGATGCGGGCGATCATCCTCAAGGCCCGGCAGTTGGGGTTCTCGACGTGGGTGCAGGCGAAGATCTGCCAGCGGCTGACGCAGTTCATGTACCAGGCGGCGACGGTGGTGGCGCAGGACGTCGACACGGCCGGGCGGCTGTTCAACATGACGACGACGATTCACGCGCATCTGCCGACGGAGGAGCAGCTGGGGCTGGGGTTCAACATCAAGCCGCAGATCACGGGGTCGTCGTTCTCGCCGAACGGCCGGAAGTTCGTCTCGTTCGGGGAGCAGTCGCGCAGGCTGCGGGAGATCGGCCGCGGCGGGGAGTCGGTGCTGGACATCGACACGGCGCAGTCGGCGGAGGCGGGGTCGGGCGGCACCCGGAACCTCGTGCATCTCTCGGAGGTCGCGAAGTGGCCGGATTTCGCGACGCAGGGCTCGAAGTCGAAGATGGTCGCGATGCTCAACTCGGTGCCGTTCGAGCCGGAGACGTTGGTGGTGCTGGAGTCCACGGCGTACGGGCTGAACCACTTCTACCGGCGGTGGATCTCGGCGGTCGCCGGGGACGCCGACGAGTTGACGGGGGAGACGTACATCCCGATTTTCGTGCCGTGGTGGCGCGATCCGATGTACACGGTGGCGTTCCCGACGGAGGGCGCCCGCGAGCGGTTCTCGGAGTCGATCGGCCAGGTGGCGGAGTACAGCCCCGACGATGAGCAGATGCTGGCCGAGGTGCTCGAGCTCTCGCCGGAGCAGTTGATGTGGCGGCGGATGCAGATCCGCACGCAGCACGAGGGCAACGTGGAGTTGTTCAAGCAGGAGAATCCGGCGACGCCGGAGGAGGCGTTCATCGGGTCGGGCAATCCGGTGTTCCCGGGGATCCTGGTGGCGAAGGCGATCAAGGCCGCGGAGTCCGAGCCGGAGCCGGTGGAGGGGACGCTGCGCGCGGTCGAGCACGAGACGCGCAAGACGCGCGGTGGGACGATCGAGGTTCCGACGCGGGTGGTGTGGGTGCCGAAGGAGCAGGCGCTGCGCGACGAGCCGATTCTGCGGGTGTGGGAGCATCCGGTGCCGGAGGGCGAGGCGCCGCCGCCGGCGCGGACGGCGGAGTTGCCGGGGACGTTGCAGTCGGGCGACGAGGAGGCCGCGCAGGCGCGCGAGGTGGAGCGCGAGCGCCAGGAGGGGCTGCTGCCGGGGCAGTACGTCGTCGCGGTCGACGTGTCAGAGGGTGAGGCGAACACGTTCACGGAGGGCGACTTCCACGCGATTCACGTGCTCGACCACGTGCGCAAGGTGCAGGTGGCGGAGTACGTGTCGCGGATGGACATCCACCTGATGCCGAAGTGGGTGCTGATGGTGGCGCTGTACTACAACGACGCGCAGCTGGCGGTGGAGGTCAACGGGCCGGGCATCGCGGTGATCGAGCCGATCCAGAAGGACTATCGCTACTCGTTCTGCTACCGGCGCACGAAGGCGGACTCGAGGTTGAACCGGCCGGTGCAGGTCGTGGGGTGGCGGACCGATCAGGTGACCAAGCCGCTGATCGAGGGGACGTTCGCGGAGGCGTTGCAGGAGGAGTCGCACGGGATTCGCTCGGTGGAGTGCGCGCGGGAGATGAACACCTACGTCGTGGACGAGCGCGGCAAGCACAACGCGCAGCCGGGCGAGCATGACGATCGGCTGATGGCGGCGATGATCGCGCGCCGGGTCGCGGTGATCTTGCAGCCGCGCCGGCGCAAGCGCCGCAAGCAGCGGTTCGAGACTGAGGACGAGCTGACGGGCTACTAGCCGTCCGGTGCCCGCGCGATCCTGCGGGCATGGACACAACGTGGGAGGACAAGCTGCGCGTTGTCGGTGAGTGCCTGCGTCTCGCCGAGGCGGCGAAGGACGACGTGGTGAAGTGCGGCCACCTCAACGACGCGTGCCGCGGGCTGCTGGGCGTCGTCAACGAGCTCGCCGCACAGGTGCTGCCGCGCGCGGTCGACCCCGGGGTGGACGGGTGATCGTTTACGACGGGACAGCGCCGGCGGAGACGCACGTGATCGGGCCGGGGCGATGAGCGTCGCGAGTCGCGGCCGTCGCCGGAAGATCATCGTGCCGGGCTCGACCCGGACGGGCGGCGGGCTGGTGCTGCCGGGCGGCGTGCAGCCGGGGGCGCGGACGCTGCACGTGCCGAAGGAGTACGCGGACGGCTCGGAGAACCCGATGGTCGGCAAGTGCCTCGTGCCGGGGTGCGGCCAGATCTTCTACCGCGGCCAGGAGGACGAGTGGCAGAAGCACGTCGGCTGGTGCGCGCGCCGCAACCGTGACGCGATCGAGGAGTCGATCGCGCAGATCCGGGAGCGCCGCGGCGTGCTGGATCCGGGCGCGTGGGATCCGGAGATCCACGAGCACATGCAGAAGGTGGGGCGGCGGATGCGCGCGGAGGGCCGGCTGACGGTGAAGCCGGAGGAGCGGGCGGGGTTCTCGTGAGGGCGCGCGGGTGCGATGCAGAGCTGCCGGTCGTGGTGGTGCACACGGCGGCGCTCGGTGAGCACGTGACAGACGGCCGCGAGTGCTGGTGTCGGCCGCAGGTGCTGCGGCTGCTGTCGCGGGTCCGGTTCGCTCGCGCGCGCTGATCGTCCGCGCTGTCGTCCATGATCCCGCACGGCAAGCAGTCGACGGGAAGGAAGACCGATGGCGATCCGACGCAGGCAGGTTCACCCAGACGAGTTGATGACGCTGCGCGACGGCCGTGAGGTGGCCGTGGTCAGCGACGAGGCGTTCCTGGGGGCGCTGCTCGAGGTCGGCCGGATGGTCTGCTTCGCGGGCGGGACGATCAGCGCGGCGGTGCTGCGGCATCCGACGGACTTCCCGGGGGAGATGGTGACGGTGGGGGCGAGCGTGGAGTGGAAGGACCGCACGGACGCGCGCGAGCAGCCGGAGCCGGCGGTGAGGCTGACCGACGAGGCGCAGGCGGCGCTCGACGCCGAGGAGGAGCGCGACTTCATCACCGGCAACGCGGACGGCGCGGAGGAGGGGCAGGGCTCCGCCGCGCTCCCGTTCCAGCGCGAGGAGCAGCGCGCGGTCGACGCCGACGCGGCGCTGGCGCAGGTCGACGCGGCGCTCAACGGCGCGCCCACGCCGGCGCCGGAGATCGCGCGCGAGCATCAGATCGCGCCACGGGTCGAGCTGCAGGAGGCGATCGTGCACGAGGAGGGGTCGAGCTACCGGCCGGTCGAGCCGCCCAAGGGCGCCTCAGAGGAAGGCATCGATGACGGGTTCGTGGCGACGGCCGAGGAAGACCTGTCCGAGATCCCGGAGTCGCTGCGGTAGATGCCCGCTCAGGTCACGCAGAGCGCGGCGTCGCCGTGGGGCAAGAGCTCCGATCGTGAGCGTGAGGTGCTCAACGAGGTCGGCGCGGACGTCGAGTCTTTCGAGCGTGGCATCGGGGCGGATTTCAAGGAGCGCTGCGAGAAGTTCTTCCGGCAGTACCGGGGCTTCCGGAAGTTCTCGGACGCGTGGACGCGGGACCCGCGCGACCGTGACGCGCTGGTGTACGACGCCAAGAAGAACTGGGGCGCGCACCTCCACATCCCGCTGACGTACCGCACGATCGAGGACGGGGTGCCGAAGGCGATCGCGCAGCGGCCGAAGATGCTCTACCTGCCGCGCGAGTCGCGGTGGGAGCGCAACGTCGAGCCGCTGCGGATGATGATGGACGCGCAGCAGGAGCAGATCGACATCGAGCTGGCCTTTCAGGACGTGCTCAAGTCGGGCTACATCTACGGGCTCGGGGTCGGCAAGGCGCTCTGGCGCAAGGAGTACGCGTTGAAACGCGTCATGCGCCGGCGGATGTGGCGTCCGAACGAGTACCGGCCGTCGCGGCTGCTGGAGACGTGCACGTTCGATGATCCGGACTTCGAGGACGTGGACGTGTTCGACTTCATGTGGGATCCGTTCGGGTCGGACATGCGGACCTGCAAGTGGGTTGTGCATCGGCTGTGGCTGGGCCTCAACGACGTGATGGAGCGGCTGCACGCGGGCGCGTGGGGCACGGAGTCGGCGAAGAAGCTGACCGAGGACGACGTGCGCGCGATGGGCAACAGCCAGAAGTACGACGAGGTGTGGCAGCAGCGCATGGAGGCGTCGGGGTTCTCGTCCTTCCAGGCGTCGGTCCGCGGCGAGCAGATTCACGAGGTCTGGGAGTGGCATGACGGGCATCGGGTGCGGACGGTGCTCGACCGCTCCGTGCTGGTGCAGGACGCGGAGAACCCGTGCGTCGGCGAGATCCCGTTCATGGTCTACCGGCCGACGAAGGTGCCGAAGATGCTGCCGGGGATCGGCGAGGCGGAGCCGATGGAGCACCTGCAGCGCGAGCTCGACTCGATGCGGTCGCGTCGCGCGGACGCGTCGACGCTGGCGCTGGCGGCGGGGTACGCGTTCGATCCGTCGGCGGTGGATGAGGAGGATCTGGACTTCGCGCCGATGACGGCGATCGAGGTCCGCAACGCGGACGTGCGCAGCGCGCTGATGCCGTTGCAGCGTCAGGACGTGCCGGGGACGTCCTACAAGGATGAGGAGGTCATCCGCGCGGACATCGATGCGGTGTCGGGCGCGAACGATCAACTGCTGCAGCCCACCGTGTCGAGCACGGCGACGGAGGCGCAACTGGTGCAGGCGGCGGTGTCGATGCGGGTGGCGCTGAAGTCGCGCCGGTTCGAGATCGAGGTCGTTCGCCGGGCGGCGAAGATCTGGCTGCGGCTCAATCAGCGGATGATCCAGTCCGACCGTGACGTGCGTCAGCCGGGCGAGGGGCTTTCGCTCGAGCAGGCGGCGCATGAGGGCCGGTGGCGGTGGTTCGAGATCGGGCCGGGCGAGCTGGCCGGGGAGTACGAGGTGATCCCGGAGGGCGGCTCGATGGCCGCACCGAACATCCAGCAGAACATTCAGCTGGCGAACATGATGCTGGGGCCGCTGTCGCAGAACCCGTATGTGGATCCGTCGAAGCCGCTGATGCGGGCGCTGCAGTTGCTGGGCGAGAAGGATCCGGAGGGGTGGCTGAAGAAGTCGGAGGCTCCGGTGCCGCCGCGCGCGTTGGAGATCATTCAGGAGATGGGCTTCAAGCCGGAGTTGATCCAGCACGCGATCCGGCAGGCGCAGGCGGAGGATCCGATGCTCAATCCGGAGCAGCAGGGGCCGCAGGCCGCTGATCTGTCGCAGATCGGGATGGCGGCGTGAGCGCGCCCGGCCAGGATCCGGCGCAGGGGTTCGAGCAGCCGGAGGCGCAGCGCTCCGATCCGGATGCTGCGGCGGAGGCGCTGACGGCCGCGCTGCTGGACGTCGCGGAGACGATCACGCGCAAGGCCGCGTCGTCGCAGAGCGCGGCGGAGGCGAAGGACTTCTCGATCGCGGTGCTGAACTTCACGCAGTCGCTGGTGATCCTTGACCCGGAGCTCGCGCAGGGCGGGACGCCGTTGGAGCACGATCTGGCGCTGGAGTCCGAACGCAACGTGGGCAAGGTGGCGACGGAGACGATCCGGGCGGATGCGGCTGCGCGTGCGGCGCGCGAGTCGGCGCGGGGCGCGGCGGAGCGGCCGTCGCCGACGAAGCGTTCCGGGGTGAGCAAGTGAGCCGGCAGGCGCAGCCGTACAGGAAGGGCTCGCCGGCGCGGATGCCGGGGATGGCGCTGACGGCGATGCTGCGCGGGCGTACGGCGTCGGGGCACAACCCGAAGGATCTGGAGCGCAACGTGGCGATGCTGACGCGGGCGAAGAAGCCTACGAAGCGGCCTGCGCGTCCGGCCCGTCCGCCGCGTCCGCAGCGGTAGCCGTCCGTTTCAACGCGTACCCTGCGGCTCGTGAAGGGTGTCGAGCCGATCTGGGCCAAGCACGTGCGCGACGAGTTCGTGAATCTGGGCGAGCTGTTCGCTGCGGGCGAGGCCGCGGAGAAAGTGGTCTTCGATCAGGGCTATCAGGCGATCCTGAGAGTCGTGACGTCGGAGATCGAAGCGATCGAGGCGAAGCTGAGCGGGCCGAACCCGCTCGGGCACGTGGAGTACGCGCATCTGCACGGTCAGTTGCGCGGGCTCAAGGGGATCTTGGAGGCGCGGCACGCGCTCGTGGAACGCTACGTGGCGGTCCGCGAGGAGCAGGAACGCAAGCACGAAGGCGCGCGCGAGAGCGTGCCGGAAAGGTAGGGACGGGATGAGCACGGGAGCAGCAGGCGCCGCGGCGAGCGGCCAGGGCGACGCCGGCGGAGACGCCGGCCAGCAGCAGGGCGATGCCGGTCAGGATGGCGGTGTCGATCTCGCGCAGCTCGCGGCGGGGCTTGCACAGCAGCAGACCACGCAGCAGGAGATGTACGACTTCCTGCGGTCCGCTCCGTGGGAGTCCGGGCAGCAGCAGGGCCAGGAGCAGGGGCAGCAGCAGGCTTCGACGCCGGAGCCGCTCAACCTCGACTTCCTCAACATGGACGATCCCGGCTTCGATCCGGGGCAGATGGCCGAGAGGCTCGGTTCGCTGATCGAGTCGACGGTCGAGCAGCGTGTCAAGCAGGGCATCGACCAGGCGGTGACTCCGCTGCAGCAGCAGCAGGAGCAGATGCAGCGGGAGCAGGAGGCGGCCGCGTTGGTCGCCGAGTTCCCGGAGTTCGGCGAGCCGGAGACGGCCAACGCCGTGCTGCAGACCGCGGGGCAGCTGGCGGAGGCCTACGGGCAGCCGGAGCTCGCGCAGAAGCCGTGGTTCTGGCGGATGACCTACATGGCGGGCAGGGCCGCGGATGCGGCGCAGGAGGAGCAGGGGGACACCCCGGCTCCGGGCCACCTCGAGTCGGGGGCCGGCGGCGCGCCGGCGGGCGGCAGGGGTGGCGGGATGACGGCCGGCGACATCGTTGGCGCCAAGCGTGGCGCGAGCGTGCTCCCCTTCGGATAGGGCGAGTTCTGTCGGGCGTTCCCGTGGCAGCACCTCAATCCAAGACGTAGAAAGGCATCAACATGGCGATCACCACGGGCGCCGCCACGACCACCAACGTCCTTTCGGACCAGCTGGCGATCGATCTCGGCGACTCCATCAACCTCCTCGAGCCGTCGGCGCAGCCGCTGGCGGTCTTCAGCCGCAAGGCGGAGAAGAAGCGCACGGTCGCGACCAAGTACGGCTGGCTGGAGGACGCGTCCAAGCCGCGGTTCGCTTCGCAGTCGGGCGGCGCGACGTCGGGCGCGACCTCGGTCAACGTGACGGCCGGCCAGGGCACCTACTTCCAGCAGTGGGATCAGGTGCTCAACACGCGCACGGGCGAGCAGTTCCGTGTCGACGCGGTGGCGGTCGATGCGCTGACCGTGACGCGTGGCATCGGCTCGACGGCGGCGGCGATGCTCAACGGCGACGAGCTGTACATCATCGGGACGGCGCAGCCGGAGAACGACACGTCGAAGCCGTCGCGGTTCGACGTGCCGTCGAAGGTGACCAACAACACCCAGATCTTCCGGACGCCGTTCGAGATCTCGGGTTCGCTGGAGGCGTCGGGCTTCCAGGCGTCGCCGGCGGAGTGGCCGCGGCAGGCCCGCAACAAGGGCATCGAGCACGCCAAGGACATCGAGCTGACGTTCCTGCTCGGGCGCAAGTCGGCGACGACGCCGGGCTCGACGGAGGACCGGACCACGGGCGGCGTGCTGTCGTTCATCACGACCAACCAGACGGACGCCGGTGGCGATCTGTCGGAGGCGGAGTTCAACGCCTTCATGCTGCAGGTGATGCGCTTCGGCTCCGGCTCGAAGCTCGCGATCGCGTCCGGCGTCGGCGTCTCGGCGCTGAACAAGTTCCCGGCGAGCAAGCAGCAGACGAAGAACGACGAGACCACGTACGGCATGAACGTGACGCACTACACGTCGCCGTTCGGGGACCTGAACCTCGTCTACCACCGTCTGCTCGAGGGGACGAAGTACGGCGGCTACATCATCGTGGTCGACATGGAGGAGGTCGCGTACCGCTACCTCGCCAACGATCAGGTCTCGCGCGACACGAAGGTGCTGCCGAACCGGCAGCCGCGTGACCAGGACGGCACGAAGTCGGAGTACCTGTCGGAGATCGGATTGCAGTTCGGACTCCAGAAGACGCACGGCGTGCTGACGGGGATCACCTCGTAGCGCGCCAGAGAGCCAAGGACGGCAGCGGCCGGGTGGGATACACTCCGGTCATGGAAGCGAGTATCGCAGAAGGACGCGCCCCGGATCCTCCGGGGCGCGTCCCGTTGAAGGACCGCTACGGCAACGTCCGCGCCTATGCGCTCGTGGATGCCGAAGACCTAGGGCGCATCGAGGCGAATGGCCGCTGGTCGCTGAAGGAGGCGAAGGTGGGGCTGGGGTACGCACGCCACAACCCGCGAGGCCGACCGGCCACCTACATGGCGCGCGCAGTCATGGGACTCGCACACGGTGATCCACGCGAGGTCGACCACATCTCGCGCGACACGCTAGACAACCGCAAGATGAATCTGCGGATCACGACGCACGCGCAGAACCGCCAGAACACGAAGGGCCACGACGGCTCCACCTCGCGGCATCGGGGCGTCTCCTTCGATCGATCGCGCGGGAAGTGGAAGGCGCAGGGCAAGGTCAACTACAAGGTCGTGTTCATCGGCCGGTTCGACACGGAGGACGAGGCGGCAGAGGCGGCGCGCGCGTGGCGCGCGGAGCACATGCCGTACTCGATGGACTAGTCCGCTGCGCGTGGCATCCTTCGGCCACGACCTACGACGGGAGGAACCCGCTGTGAGCACTCAGACCGCAAGGCCGACACGCGAGATGGACGTCCAGCTCGTCAGCAAGCCGGACGATTCGATCGTCTACATGAGCCGCCGCGAGGAGCTGCGGCTGACGATGAAGGCGCGCTACCCGGTGCGCAACACGATCACCGGCCAGCCGGAGGGCGTGACGCGCGGCATCTTCTGCGGCTTCCGGGGTGGGACGCTGCGGATCCCGCGCGAGGGCACGGTCAACCTCGTGGACACGCTCGACGGCGGCGAGTACGAGATGGAGGCGGAGGAGGTCCACAAGTGGCTGCAGAAGCATCGCCGCTACGGGGACCGCTCCGAGGGCTTCTGGATGCTCGAGCAGCCGGCCCCGCCGGTCACGGCCGAGGAGATCAACCGGCTCGTGCAGGCGGCGACGGACTGGAACGTCGAACTGCTGGAGGAGGTCATCGCGCAGGAGTCGGCGGGCTGGAAGCGCGAGGACGTGCTGAAGGTCGCGCAGGGTTCGATCGACCGGATCCGCGCGATGGAGCAGCGGGTGCAGGAGGACGCGCAGGCGGCGGTGTCCGATCAGGTGGCCGCGGCGGAGCACGCGGCGACGGAGGCGGAGGCGCGAGCGGAGCGGCTCGAAGCCGAGCTCGCGCAGGCGCGCGCCGCGGCCAACGACGAGACGGACGGCGCGGGCTCACCGGAGCCCAAGCCGCAGCCGAAGGGCAAGGCGAAGTAGATGGCGACCACGGTCAGCGCGCTCTGCACGGAGATCATCGCCCAGGGGGCGTTCGATCTGACGTCGGCGGACGTGCTGACCGTGCTCAACCGTCGGCACAAGAAGATGGTCGGCAAGGCGCGCACCTACCGCAAGACGGTGAGCGCCGGGCCGACGGTCGCGAACCAGGCGGAGTACACCGCGCCGGCGGATCTCGTTGCGGCGCTGGAGCTCCTCGTGGCCGGGGTGACGTACGGCAAGGCGCGCCGGGCGGACAAGAGCCGCGGCGCGCTGGATCGGCTGTGGTTGACCGGGGACGGCGGGATCTTCTACGAGAACGCGTCGAGCGCTGGCGTCGACCAGTTCGGGCTGTATCCGGTGCCGGCGGAGGCGGGGCTGGCGATCGATGTGTACGGGGCGTTCCTGCCGCCGGATCTGCTGCTGAACGACTCGGTGCCGCTCTACGTGGACGATGACGCGGTGGAGGGGCTCAAGGAAGGCGTGTACGCGACGCTGCTGCGGGCGCCCGGGGAGGCGCGGCAGGATCTCGCCGGCGGGCACGAGGCGGTGTTCGTCGCGGAGACGGAGGAGTTGCGGCTGCGTGAGAAGCGGCGGCTGCGCGGGAACGGGCCGGCGCAGATCCGGGTGCAGGGCATCAACGCCTGATGGCCGGGGGCAGTCTGGATAAGCAGACGCAGGCGGATTTCTCGGCGGGGATGTTCCGCGGGGTGGATCCGGCGCAGATCTCGACGAGTGGCGCGCTGGACATCGAGGGGCTGCTGACCGCGGAGGGTGATGTGCTGCAGCGCGGCGGGACGCAGCTGCTGTCGGACACGGCCGTGGAGAACCTCTACGGCGTGTGGTCGGGGATGGTGGGCACGAACTTCCGGCAGGTGCTGTTCGCGGCGGCGGGCGTCTATCGGCTGGACCCGGACGGGTCGGTGAACCTGATCGAGTTCGCGCCTCCGCGCGCCCGGCCGTGTTTCTACGGCAGCGAGTTGCTGTGGGGGCAGATCCGTTACGACGGCACGGCGACGTTCCCGGGGTACGGGCCGGCGGCCGCGACGGGCGATCGGCATTTCGTGACCGCGGCGGGCAAGCTGTTCTGCGCCTATGACGATCCGGTGGCGGGCGGGACTGTCGTGGCGTTCACGGCGGCGGGGTCGACGGTGTTCGCCGCGACGGACTTTCATCGGCTCGACGGCGATCTGCGCGGGATCTACCCGCTGCGCAATGCGGTGGCGGTCTTCACGACGCGCGGGCTGTTCGTGATCTCGGGGGTCGAGAACGAGCTGACGGACGCCAACGGGAACATCTTGCACCGCATCGACCTGTACTCCGATGACGTCGTGCTGTGGGGCTCGAGCTGGGGGATCTGCGGCTATGAGGGCGGGATCATCGTTCCGGCCGAGGGCGCGGTGTGGTCTGTGTCGCTGGGCGTGACGTCGGAGGCGGCGTTGCCGTTGCAGAAGATCTCGGAGCCGATCGCGGGCATGTTGCGCGACGCGAATGCGATCAGTCACGACGGCGGGCAGGCGGAGGTCGTGCACGGCCATTACCTGCTGCCGGTCACGCAGGCGGGCGTGGGCGGGGTGCTGGTGGAGCCGTTCGTGCTCGTGTGCAGGTTGGACGCGGATCGCCGGGGCCGGCGGTTCGCGTGGTCGCGGCTGACGGGGTACGGGGCGGAGATGCGCGCGGTCGGCTATCTCCGGGACGCTGCCGGGGATCTGCAGTTGGTGGGCGGTTCGTGGCGTCCGGCGCGGCGGCTGGTGACGTGCGGCTGGTTCGAGCGTGCCGTGATCGCGGACTCCAACGGTGATGTGCCGGTGGCGCGGGTGGTGACGCGCGATGTGGCGACGGGCCCGTTGACGGCGAGTCGCGTGGTCAAGGTCCGTGCGGGTTACGTCGTGGTCGACGGGACGGTGACGGCGGAGGCGAGCGTGGAGCACGGGGAGCCCGGGCCTGAGAACGTCGGGGTGCCGCTCGAGGCGCTCGACGGTGTGGGCGATGAGACGACGGACACCAAGACGTTCCCGGTGCAGATGCGCGGCCGGTTCGTGCGCGTGGCGGTCAGCGCGTCGTCGCAGGTGCTGCCGGCGGTGATCCGGTCGATCGAGATCTTCGTGCTCACGTCCGGACGGCAGTAGACACTTCGCTCGTGGCTCGTCGCACCCGGTTCAAGCCGTTCAAGCCCTATACGCCTCCGCGGCCTCCGGCGGGGTCTTACGATCCGGTGCTGGATGCGCAGCGGGATGCGGCGACGCGCGGGTACGGGGACGTCAAGGCGGATACGGCGCTGGCGGGGACGCGCGCCGCGGCGGACTACCAGTTCGGCCAGGATGACGTCAACCGGCAGACCGGCCGCTATGAGGAGGATTACCGGACGCAGACGGACATGCTCAAGCGCCAGTACGACCTGCTCGCGGGGCGTCAGCAGGATCAGGCGGCGGGCGCGAACGTGCTGGGCGGCGGGGCGGTGCTGCAGGCGGCGGCGAAGCGTGCGGCGAATCAGGCGTTGCAGCAGAAGCAGCTGGATCTCGGGCTGGCCCGGGCGCACGACGATCGGGACGTGGGGCTCGGGAAGTTGTCGGTGGACTTCAACCGTGGGCTGGCGGATCGCACGACGGGGCTCACGCGTGCGGGTCGGGAGGACACGGCGTTCGGGCTCGACACGGCGGCGCAGCGCGCCTATCAGGCTGCGGGGATGGGGTACGTGCCACCGGGCCGCGGGCAGCCGGGCGGGATGCCGGGCAACGAGTTCACGAACAAGGCCGGCGTGCAGCGGCGCAAGGTCACGCGTGGCGGGTTCGAGTACATCGTGGCGCCGGATGGCACGGTGGTTCATTCGCGGCGGGTCGGGCGGCGGTGAGGTAGTGTCGCTCGGGTGCTGGCAGCAGCCGTTATGGCCGCGGTGCTGGCGTCTCCGATGACGTGGACTCCTCCCCCTGCGTCCCGGGCGCAGACGCTGGCGGCGGCGACGCGGAGGACCGTGCGGCGTCAGGAGATCCGTAACGAGTTGATGTCCGCGCCGGTGCCGATGGCGCCGGTGCTGCGGGTCGCGCGCGCGTTGCCGGGGCAGCCGGGGCAGGCGGCGTCGGACGGGACGACGATCTACGTGCAGGGCTCGATGGATGCGCGCACGGCTGCGCACGAGTCGGCTCACAACCTCGATCATCAGGTGCTGACGGACGCGGACCGGGCGAGGTTCTCGCGGGTGATGGGGATGGCCGGCAAGCCGTGGGACGTGATGGAGAAGCAGGCGGGGTCGGCGTCGGCGAACACGAGCGCCGGGTCGGCGTCGGAGCGTTTCGCGGACATGGTGGCGATGCTCGCGACGCGCAAGCTGCCGCGGCCGGGGCGCGAGTTGGGGTTCACGTATCTGCAGGACGATCCGCCGAACCTGCGGGAGCTGCGGAGGTTCTCGCGGGTGCTGGGTCGGTTACAGCAGCGCAACGGGCTGGCGGACTATGTGAGGCCGCGGCGCGGGGTCTGACCGCGCGGTGCGGCATCCTTCCGTGGCAATGGCGCGACGGCGGAGCAGGTGGGCATCGGAGGCTGCGCTGCAGGCGCTGGTCCGGTATGGGCCGGAGCAGTCGGGTCTGAAGGCGCTGGAGCGCTCCGCGGTGTCGCAGGCGCGGACGTCGGTGAAGACGGCGCGCGGGTCGGCGCAGACGATCATCGGCGAGGTCGATCGGGCGCTGCCGGGGATCAAGCACGCGTACGATCAGGCGGGGCTCGACGCGGCGCGTACGGCGCACGCGATCAGCGACCCGGTGGTCAACGCGCTGCCGGAGGGGTCGTTGAAGGCGGCGGCGGCGCTGGAGATGTCGGGGTTGCAGGGCAGGCTGCGGGAATCCAAGGCCGGTGCGGTGACGGAGCTGGGGAACCGGCGGGTGCAGGCGCAGCAGGGCGCGCAGTTCGCGATCAGCAACGCGCGGTCGACGTTGACGACGGAGCTCGAGAAGATCTTCCAGCGCCAACAGGACCTCCGGCGGGAGAGGGGCGCGTTCACGGCGTCCACGATGGCGCAGCTGGGCGAGGCCGCACGCGAGCGGGCGCAGCAGTTGAACATCGAGAAGATGGGCAACGCTCAGTCGGAGCGGGGGTCGCTGCGCACGGCGGGGATCAACCCGGACACGGGCAAGCCGTACAAGGGCGGCAAGCTGGACCCGGACGGCAACGGCCGGCGCGGCGATCAGTCCAAGCCGAAGGGCAAGGGCGGGGGCGGGTCGAGCGCGGGGGCGACGACGGAGAAGCATCTGGAGTGGCAGTCGGGGATCGAGGAGATCTCCAACGCGGCGAAGCGCTACAAGGGGAAGCTGTCGCGGGCGCAGATCGTGGAGAAGCTCAAGCAGGGCCGTCCGCAGCAGCGGATCGACACGGACCCGGACACCGGGGAGAAGCTCGCGAATCCGGTGTCGCTGCCGTCGATCCCGCAGTACAAGGCGGACCTGAAGATGACGGCGGCGTTGGACATCGCGCTCGACGGGCACTTGTCGAAGGCGACGCAGCGCAGGCTGCATCGCAGCGGGTTCTCGATCGAGCAGCTGGGGCTCCCCTCGTACGGCGAGTGGCGCCGGCGCGCGGCGGGCTACGAGAAGCGCACCGGCCGTCCCGCGAGGGGCTAGCGTGCCGATCGCGACGCCGGACAGGGACCGGCCGTCACGACGTCGGAAGCGGATCAAGGGCCCGCCGACGCCGGCGCCTCGTGCGGCCCGGCCGGTGGGGGTGTTCGCGCGTCCGCCGGTGCCGCCGCGGACGCCGATCCAGCGTCAGGTCGTTAAGGCGCAGGGCCGGACGCGCGCCGCGCAGAGGCGGCTGCCGGCGCGGCCGGTGCCGCACGTCCCGATCATCCGCAATCCGACGCCGAAGCAGACGCAGGCGGCGAAGCAGGCGATCACGGTCGGGATCAAGCGGGCGGTCGGGCCGGGCGGGTCGGGGGCGCAGCGTCAGCAGCGGCGGGCGTCGATCGAGCAGGAGTTGCGCACGACTCCGCAGGGCCGGGCGCTGCTGCGGGCGGCGTCGCATTACGGTCTGGCGGAGATCCGTCAGCGTGAGCTCGCGCGCGGCGTGTCGCTGCTGCAGCGTCCGCCGGGGGCGCTGGTGCTGGAGGCGCCGCAGCGCGGGCCGCTGCCGGGGTTCGACATTGCGCCGCGGGGGCTGACGGCGAAGGAGGTCCGGGAGATCGGCCGGGCTGACCTGTCGTACCGGCTGCAGCGGGACACGGTGGCGGCGGGGCCGCGGCGCGCGCTGGGCGGTCGGCCGCACGCGCTGATGGCGGCGATCATGGCGCAGACGTCGCTCGGCGGGGCGAGCGCGGAGAACGAGTTCTTCAAGGCGGCGGGCCGGGATGTGCAGGCGCTGGGGACGGCGCCGTTCGTCGGCGCGTACGAGGTCGGCTCGGCCGGGGTGTCGGCGCTGACGGGGAACCTGGATCCGGCGAAGCGGCTCGCGAGCGGGGCGTGGGAGGGCGCGAAGCAGTCGGTGCCGGGGCAGTTGCTGCCGGGTGATCCGGCGGGGGCGCTGGAGGAGTTCCGCAAGCATCCGGTGATGGCGGCGCTGGACGTGACGGCGGTTGGTGCGGTCGCGGGCCGCGGCGCCGGCGCGGTCGCGCGCGGGCTGGGGAAGAAGGACGCGCCGGGGGTCCGCGGCCAGCTCGCGGACTTCGGGTCGACGGTTCGCCCGCCGATCGCGTTGACGCATGATCCGGCGGCGGTGCGCGCCGGCGCCTACAAGGAGCGGTCGTTCTCGAAGGACTCGATCCGCAAGAGCGGGCAGCGCGTCGCGGACTCGGCGCGCGAGGTGCTGCGCGACTCCAAGGGCCGGCCGGTGATGGTGTCCCAGCGCGGGAAGATGGTGCCGGTCCTGAAGCCGTTGCACGACCTGGAGGCGGAGCGGCACAACCGGCGCGAGGGTGATCTGGACGCGTCGGGCGCGAACGCGCGCGAGCGGCAGGACCGCGACATGGCGCGGCAC